ACTGTTAGCAGCAGATAGTGATCTACTTGTTCCTTCACAGAAGGCTGTAAAGAGCTATGCTCAACCTCAGCTTAATGGAACAGGTTTTGTAAAAGCTAGTGGTACAACTATCAGTTATGATAATAGCACATATCTTACATCTGCTATAACTTCCTTAGGAGGACTTACAGGTGCTACACAAACTCTTGCTACAGGTACAACAGGAACAGATTTTGCTATTAGCTCCTCAGGAACTACTCACACATTTAATCTTCCAACAGCCTCAGCTACAAATAGAGGGGCTTTAAGCACAACAGATTGGAGTACATTTAATACAGCATATACAGACAGACTTAAATGGGATGGAGGGTCAACAGGTTTAGTTGCTGCAACAGGAAGAACATCTTTAGGAGCAACAACAGTAGGAGATAATTTGTTTACTCTTACGAACCCATCTGCTATTACTTTTCCTAGAATAAATGCTGATAATACGGTATCTACATTAGATGCAGATACATTTAGAACAGCTATATCAGCAGTTGGAGTAGTAGCAAAGACTACAACAGATGGTACAACCGTAACAGGAACAACAGGAGAAACTTTAACAGCTACACTAACAATACCTGCTAATACATTTACAACAGGTGATATTATTAGAATAGAAGTTTTTTATGAGTTTGGTACAGGAGGTACTAAAACATGTAGAATATATGCTAATACAAGTGCTTCATTAAGTGGTGCGTCATTATTGGCAACAACAGCTGCTGCAGCTGCTAATACTAGGAGTATGGGGGTGGATTCTTTAATGGCTGTTAAAAGCGCAACTAATACTAGATTACGTTCAGTAAATGGTACTACTTATACTTTTACAGGTGTTACTACAAATGCTCCTAGTACTGTAAATATAAATTGGGCAGTTATTCAATACATAGTATTCTCAATTCAATTAGGTTCTGCTGCTGATAGTGGTTTTAATTCATTTGCTTCAATAGAAAAACTATAAAACATGCAACATATAATTTATATTCCTAATGGAAAGAAAATGATATTTAGAGATGTTGAGTATCAATTTCAAGGATATGAAACCATTGACGACAATAGTTTATTTATTATATTAAGTGGTCAGTTTATAAAGTTTTATTGGAATGATACTACGATAAACGATAAATTATTTGCAAGTATGTTAGATTTTACTAACTACTTAGATTCAATACTATAAAATATAAAATATTAAAATAAAAACATGGCAAAAATAAGTACATATCCTATAATATCTCAACCTGTTCTAAGCGATATTTTAATTGGATCTGATGTGATGAACACAAACAAGACTAAGAATTTTATGTTGTCAGACATATTAAACTTATTCTCAAACTATGGATCTTTTTATAACTCAGCTACTCAGGTTGCTACGTTAGCAAACACTCCATACGCTATGCAGTTTGATAGCATTACAATTAATAACAATGTAACAATAGAAGACAATACATTATCAGAACCAACTAGGATAACTGTTGGGTTAGGTGGCGTGTATAGCATACAGGTATCTACTCAGTTTCGTAGGACAGATACTGCTACTTCTACTATTAATGTGTGGCTAAGAAAGAATGACGCTAACGTGGATAACACAAATAGAAAGCTTGTTATAACAGGTACTTCTAGTGATTCTAATAACCCGCAGGTGTTTACATTTTTAGTTGACGCATCAGGTGGTGATTACTATGAGGTTATGTGGGCTACACCCGATAATAATGTTGAGTTAACCGCAGTTCCTCCTATATCTTTACCTTATACTTTACCTGCAACACCTTCTGTTTTATTATCTATAAATCAGGTAGCATAATGGACATACGTAAAATAGCTGTAGGTCCTGACTATAAGGGAGGAGCTATGCATTACGTTGTAGGTCAAAAGGTTCTTAACGATACTAATGAAATACATTTAATTAAATATGATACAGACATGCAGTCCTTTAAAATTTACATCATTAACGACAAGAATGAAATTGTTTTATGGAAAGAATTTAATTCAACAATGCCTGTATCAATCGAATATAACATTAACTACTAATGAAATCTCCATTTTATTTCATTGCGAAACCATTAAAAAATAAGCGATACGACAACACCAAAAATATAGGGGGAAAGGATTTTATTGTCAGCACATCTGAGGAGGATCATAACTTTTCTAATAGATATGCTGTTGTTGTGTCTACACCTTTAGGATATAAAGGACCTATAGAACCCGGAGACATATTGCTTGTTCACCACAACGTGTTCAAGTATTACAACGATGTAAAGGGAGTACAAAAGAGTGGCAAGAGTTTTTTCAAGGACGATAAGTTTCTAATAGAGTTAGATCAGTTCTACATGTTCAAGAAGGATGGCATATGGTATGCGTACGACAGGTACTGCTTTGTTAAACCAATACCTGCCATAGATAGTTACATCAAAAAGCCTTTTACTAATGAGCCATTAATGGGTGTTATGGTATACCCAAACGATTACTTAAAAGATAACGGCATAAGTAGTGGGGATATGGTTTGCTTTACTCCTGATAGCGAGTATGAGTTTAATATAGATGGCGAGAAGATGTACAGAATGTTTGACCATCAGATAACTATAAAGTTATGATAAACATAATCGATAACTTTTTAGATAGCAATACATATAATGAAACTTATAATAAGTTAACTTCAAACGACTTTAATAAAGTTGATGTAGGAGATAAATCATTTTGGGTTCAATTAAGTACACCTGAGTTTGATGAATTAGTTTTAGATAAGATAAGCAAAGTTGAAGATACAAGAAGAAGAAACATACTTAGTTTCTTTAGGGTAGCTACCGATAAGGTAGACACGGATTGGAACATTCATTCTGATGCTATTATAGATGGAGAGAGGCCTGACAGGGCTTTGGTATTATACTTATCTCCGTCTAATATGAATGGGTTACATGGCACTGCATTTTGGAACCACAAAGAGCTTGGAGATTGTTTACCTAACAACGTATCGTTCGAACAATATGACGACGTGTTGGACAAGGAGTCAAATAATATAGACAGATGGGAATTACAAACAGTGGTTGGCTATAAGATTAATAGGGCTTTGATGTACCCTTGTAATTACTTTCATAGTAAGTATCCTAACGTAGGATGGGGTTCAGGAAGGATTGTTTACGTAATGTTTTATAAATAATATGGATAATAATAAAATTAAATTAAGAATCATTGAGGCGGGACACAAGGCTGTCAACGAACTCATTAAGGTAGCAGAGGAGTCCATACTTAAACACGGAGAGTCTGAGACGGACTTATCCGCTGATAAATTAAAAAATGCTGCTGCTACAAAAAAATTAGCTATATTTGATGCATTCGAAATTTTAAGTCGTATCGAATCCGAAAAAGAAATTATCGATTTAGATGAGAAGGGCGAAAGTAAAATAGATACCAAGAAGGGCTTTGCAGAAAGAAACTCAAGAAAATAAAATCTATAAAGTTGTAAAAAACTTTATACCCGGAACTATTCAAACAAAAAAGAATAAGTCTAGGTCTTGGGTGTATGGGTATAACGAAACGTATGATATGGTTGTTATATCTAAGACAGGTCAAATAGGTGAAGTTGTAAACATATCAGGTTTAAATATAGCACTACCATTAGCACCTGAGAAGTGTTCACAAAGAAGTTTTAAGATATCAGAACAGTATTGGGAACGTAAGGAATGTCCAAAAGAGTTGATTAGGATACAGTCTATATTCCAATGGAACGATATGCCTAGTAACTTTAAGGATAAATGGATTGACTATATAGAGAAAGAGTTTGACTACAGAGACCAAGGCTATTGGTTTATGAACAATGGAGTCAAGACCTTCATAACGGGATCTCATTATATGTACTTACAGTGGTCTAGTATAGACGTTGGTTACCCTGACTTCCGTGAGGCTAATAGAATATATTGGATATTTTGGGAGGCATGCAAGGTAGATAATAGATCGTTTGGAATGATATACTTAAAGATTCGTCGTTCAGGATTTTCTTTTATGTCGTCATCCGAGTGTGTCAATATAGGAACATTAGCTAGAGATTCTAGGATTGGCATACTATCTAAGACGGGTGCAGATGCTAAGAAAATGTTTACAGATAAGGTAGTACCTATAAATAATAGACTACCATTTTTCTTTAAGCCTATTATGGATGGTATGGATAAGCCTAAGACTGAGTTAGCTTTTAGGATTCCTGCGTCTAAGATAACCAAGAAGAACATGTACCACACAGACGACTCAGAAATTGATGGGTTGGATACGACTATAGATTGGAGAAACACAGAGGAGAACTCATATGATGGGGAGAAGTTATTATTCCTAGCACATGATGAGTCTGCTAAGTGGTTAAAACCCAATAACATACAAAACAATTGGCGTATTACAAAGACCTGTCTTAGGTTAGGAAGCAAGATTATTGGTAAGTGTATGATGGGTTCTACATCAAACGCATTATCAAAGGGAGGTCAAAACTATAAGGAAATTTATGAAGACTCAAGGGTGTCCAATAGGAATGCAAACGGACAAACTAAAAGTGGATTATATGCATTGTTTATTCCAATGGAGTGGAACATGGAGGGTTTTATAGACATATATGGGATGCCTGTGTTTAGAAAACCTAACGAGCCTGTACGTGGGGTAGATGGCGTTAACATAATTAACGGTGCTATAGATTATTGGGAAGCTGAGGTTGACTCTTTGAAAAGTGATGCTGATGCACTCAACGAATTTTATAGACAATTCCCAAGGACAGAGTCTCATGCGTTTAGGGATGAAAGCAAACAGGCTTTGTTTAACTTAACTAAGATATACCAACAGATAGATTATAACGATACAATGATTCAAGAACACTACCTAACAAGGGGTTCGTTTCAGTGGAAGGATGGGATAAAGGATACTAAGGTTATATTCTCCCCCGACCAACGAGGAAGGTTCTTAATAAGTTGGTTCCCAAAGGCACACCAACAAAATAATTGTATTGTAAGGAACGGGATTAAATATCCCGGCAATGAACACTTAGGATCGTTCGGGTGTGACTCGTATGATATATCTGCGGTTGTTGGGGGGCGTGGCTCAAACGGATCATTACATGGTATGACTAAGTTCCATATGGATGAAGCTCCTGTAAACCAATTCTTTTTAGAATACATTGCCCGTCCTCAAACTGCGGAGATATTTTTTGAAGAGGTTCTTATGGCTTGCGTGTTTTACGGAATGCCAATACTAATAGAGAACAACAAACCTAGGTTATTATATCACTTTAAGAATAGGGGTTATAGGGGATTCTGTATGAACAGACCTGATAAACCTATGGCAAACCTATCTAAAACAGAAAGAGAACTAGGAGGTATACCCAACTCTTCAGAGGACATACGTCAGTCTCATGCGTCAGCCATAGAGTCGTACATAGAAAAATATGTAGGGATAGATATGACCGGTACTTACAGGGATTCAGACGAGATGGGTACGATGCCGTTTACTAGAACTCTTGAAGATTGGGCAAAGTTCGATATAAACGACAGGACTAAGTTTGATGCATCCATAAGTTCAGGGTTAGTTATTATGGCTAATCAAAAGCATTTATATATGCCTGAGAAGAAACAATCAAAAATAAGTATTAACTTTGCAGTATATTCTAACGAAGGAAAAAATAGTAAATTGATTAGATGAAAAAAAACAATATAACAATAGATATAACCTCAACAGTATTCCCAAGTCAGTTAGCTACAGATGCAGAGAAGGCATCAGAGAGTTTTGGTTTACAGGTAGGTCAAGCTATTCAGTATGAATGGTTTAGAAAAGATGGTACTTCATGCAGGTACTATAACCAATGGAAAGACTTTCATAGACTAAGACTATACGCAAGGGG